GATCTGTCCCAAAAGTTCACGCACGCCAAACTCTGTATTTTTAGAAACAGAGCCGGTCAAGACTGCGCTCCGGTCCTCATAGAAGTGCGTCACCAGTAGCTTCGCTGCGTGCTTCGCCTGCTCAGGGATCGTGGCGTATCCCGCGACGAATCTAATCTGAACGGCATCGGCCCGGTCTCCAACCGTCGGCCAGGCACCGGCGTTCGGATGCCGCTCGATTGTTCCTGGCAGACGGTCGGGAGTGTGGACTATATAGGCCGTGCTTGAAAGCGTTGTCAATCCGGTGCTTGTGTTCGTGGCGTAGTATTTTACATGCGTAACGGATTGAAGCGGCGGTCGCGGGATGTCAAGCGCGTCCGCGAGGAACGTGTGCATCTTCCAATCCCAGGTCTGCTGAACCAAACTGCGGGAGCCAGTAACCGCCTGCTCACAATAAGCAGTCGCCGCCTTGATATAACTTCGGATTAGTTGGTCGTCGTCGTCACTCAGAACTCGCAGGTGAGCTTTCGCCTCGCCCAGAGTTATCGGGTCCGTGACTGCGCCTGTTATTCTTTCGAGCATCTGCCTTGTCCGGTTGGGGTTTCATAGCGGTCTCAATTACAACGGCCTCGTCACGCTTCAAGAGTTCAGCAGCTTGGTCGTCCGTGACCAAGTGCCGACAACCTGGCAAGCAGCGAGTCAATCCGTCAACCGTGACTTGCGCCTTTATTTCGACCATCTTCATTACCACTGTCTCCAATATTGATTATTTTCTTCTGCGCCCATGAGCGCAATCTGTTTTTCCCGGCTTTCATTGGCAAGGACAGCAAACCCGTGCGCTTGCTGTTCGTGCCTTCCGGCCCGCTCGTCGATTTTATCAAGTAGCTCCGGTGTCCCGCTTCCGTTCAGCAGATTCTTTAGCGCCGCTGCTTCGTCGTGTGCGGCCGAAGCGGCTGCGTGGTTTCGCCCGTATAGCTCAACCTCCTTCTTCGCTTCGGTTATCCGTTCCGCGAGTTCCTTCTGGCGCACTTCGCCTTTGAGCTTCATTGGTGGTGGATCTTCAAACGCATAGAGATTGGCAACCTTTAGCAGGTCAGCCTCTTTGGGGATCGTAACCTTAATGCCTTTGGCTACTGCCCATCCCAGAAGATATTCGCAAGATGGCCGCTGCGAACCGTATTCTTCGGTCGCCGCCATGTCTACGCCAGCAACAAGTATCTCTGTTGCGCCTTCAAGGATTGCGTATGCCAGCATGAACGAGATTGTGTTCGTAAAGTAGTTTCCGAACGCATCGAGGATGTCTTGTATCGGGTACGCGGTCGCGCCGGCTACACAAGACCCGTCTTGCATGTAGACCTTCGACCGGGCTGCTTCATCAGTCAGCCATTGTATGTAGAGCGCAAGCTGTTCCTCTGTTAGCCTAGTGCGCAGTTCAACTCCGTCTGTCTTGTGCAACTCGAAGAACCGATCCACTCTCGGAAGATTGCAGAACGTGCCCGCGTGCGGGTCCAGGTTCGGCGAGCAGGCCCATATCTCCCAGTCGTTGTCACCATAGGGCGCGAGCCCTCTAGAACTTGGCGCGGTGCCGACGATAGCAACTTTCATTGTGTTCGCCTCATAAAAAGTCGCGGGAGCCGGGCACGGTTGTCCCGACTCCTGCGACCGGTGATGCCGCAATAGCGGCGGGGGTTTAAGTAGTCAGCAAGGCAACAATCGGTTGCGAGGCCGTTGCGCTTGTCGAAAACAGAATAGCCGAATCGTGACGACTGAACGCAACGAAACCAACCTGGTCAGAAAGAGCAAGCCTTTCATCCAATCGACGCAGACGCATGTCAGCCACATCACGAATGATGTGCTTGCTAAAGTCGCCAGCAACCAAGATCTTCGCAGCGGCAACGGTGCTACTCGCGGTCATGTCTTGATTGATGTTGACCGGTGCGCCGAGCAGCAGGTTCGGCGTGTCATCACGGAGCGACACATTCCAAAGCGGAACACCGTTAGAATCCACAAGAGCCCTAATCTCGGACAGGATTCCATCGGAACACTGAAACGCGAAACTCGGCGAGCTTCTGTAGGCCGGGTCAACCGAGTGATAGAGCGAGACCACGTTGGCGTAGGTAATATCGCCGCCAGTTGCGGTCGAGCCGGTGACGGTCGTGGTGGCTGCATTAACAGCACCCTTCGGCTGGCTAGAGCCCGTTCCGGTCGTGAAGCTATCATTGGTGCCGCGTGCAATACGAACGCCAATGGCCTCTCCGATGAACGAAGGCAAGTCAATTGCCGAGTCCTCGAGAAGCTCGTAAGACGAAACCACGTAGGAGCTATACTTATAAGCTCCAAGCGTGACCTGCGCGAAGTTCAGCGATTGTATCGTGACCGTACTTGCTTCGGTCAAGATCGCTGCCGCAGTGGTCGTATCGTCATTAGTTGGGATCGGCAAGTCAGAGCCGTTTGCAGTCCGGATGACTCGCGAGAGATTCCGCTGGCCACCGTATTGCAAGAGTGCCTGCTCAACCGCACCCATCATGGAGATGTCGTCCGCTACCGTATTGCCACCAGCCGCAGCAGTCAATGACTGTGCAGTTGTGGCCCGGTAAGTGACGTTCTCGCTAATCATGCTGCGGATGTCTGCTTCGCTTCTCGGCGCTTTGCTAAACAGCGAGAGAGAGAATTCAGGTGAGGCAACATCAACACCACACGCCTTTGCGTGGTCGGCCCATCGTTGGTCTACGCTGGCGGGTCGGTCACCGAACGCCCAGGCGCGAAAAGCGTTCGCACGCATCTCGGAGGTGATGATGTTCTTGGTCTGCGCCGCCTTCTTCTCATAGAAGCTGCGTTCATCCATACCAGCAGCAAGCGCGGCATCAGAGGCCGTCTTGCGTGCTTCGTCGTCCATTTTGTCGGCTTGCCTTTGCAGGCTATCGACTTCTGCGCTCATCTTGTCAAACTCTGAGCGCTGTTCCGATGTCCATTTGCCACAGTTGGCGTGAACATCCGTTACAATCGAGCGCATCTTTTCCGCAAGCGGTTTCCGCTGCGCTCTTAGTTCTAAACTTGTTGCCATCTTATTATCCTTAGGTTATACGCAGACACGAAAAAAACGGCCGTGTCTACTGGTTCACAATTCTACCAGTACCGACGGCCGCCTTCTGTGAAGCGTTGCCTCAGTTAGTTGTGGTGCCGCAGCCGCTTGGGACTTTGCGACATCCTCGAAAAAGCATATCAAAGAGCAGTCCAAAAGTCAAACGTCGATGTCAGCTTCAAGCACCGCAAGAACGGCACGCCTCAGCCGGTCGGCTTCGTCGTCGTCTGTTGGTACTTCGTCAACGGGTTCTTCCGTTGGCTCTTTCGCATAAACGACCGTAATGGTTTCCTCGTCCTCAGTCCAGCTCTGAACATGCCTTTGAGTCAATGCCGTGAAGAAGATGGCGCGGGCTCTTTGGTAGGCTTCTTCTTCGTCGTCTGTTGGTTCCTCGGCCATCACGCAAGTTCCGCTTTCCTCATCATACGACCAGCCATCAGGGCACTCGCCGTCTACTGCCTCCGGTACTTCTTCTTCATCTTCTTCCGCAGCCTTCAATACTTTGTCTAGCGTATCGCGCAGCTTCTGTAGGTCTTGGATGTCCTGGCCTATCTGCTGCAACCAATTCCCGTAACTTGCGCGGGCACTTGTTCGAGCGTCAACCGTGGTGCTTTTGTAAGCTGGTGAAGTAACCGGCGACACATCCACCAGAGAATCCAGTTTTGTAATTTCACGCACTTTCTTGTCTCCGTCGTTGGTCCACCGTTCCCCATCAGGCGACACGGTAAAAGCAAAAGAAGAACCGCCGAAGTTTCCTGCCTTTGCGTTTGCAAGGGCATCTCGACCGGCTGTAGTGTCTGCTGGTTGGGCCGCATAGTGCAGCCCGCTATCATCAGCCCACACTTTCAAAGACCCGGCGCTCACTCTGCTAAAGATAAGTGATGGGTCGTGATTCGTTGCAGCGTAGATGTCTTGGTTGAGAACATCGTCAAACGCACCGGGCATGATGCGCTCAACCGCACCTGGCATCCCGTAAGACTCAAGGCTGTACTCCGTGCCCACGTCGTTCTTGCGGTAGACGACCGCCGCCGTACCGATAATCTTTCCGCTGTCCGGAGAGATGCGAACCTCTGCCTTATGTAATCTGCGTTCCATTTTATACTTCCTGAGTGATGTGTTTGAGTGAGACAGTTATTCGAGCGGCTGCATCGACCACCTGGATCGGTAGCTCTGCGGATTGGCACTCCGAAGCGGACAGATATTCTTTCGCTATGTTATCAAAAAACCGCTCGAGCGTGTTGTTGTGAATATCCTGCCAGGTGCTTCCGGTGACAGCCGCGAGCATTATACTCGCCGCTTTAAGGTTGTTAGCCACAATCTCTCGGTGGCGCGTGTTCACATCGTTGATCCATGATAGGAACGTGGCGGGCTTCTTTGCGCGTGCTTTGGCGTCTACTGCAATCCGTTCTGCTGCTCGCGTTAGTTCGTGTGCTATTACGTTCCGCGCTGCTTCGTCAAGCTCCGGGTCTGGCTCTGCTGCGGGTACTGCGAACGGCCCGCCCTCGTCAGTGTCAGGCGCGTCGGCTCCGGCCTGCCCGATCTGGTCCATCAGAACTATGTTTGCGGGCACCCTGAACTTATCGCCATCCTCGCCGATGTCTGGCAAGTTCATCTTGTTGCGAGCTTCGTTCAATGAAAGCAGGCCGTTGTTGACTTGAACCTGTAAGGCGTTCACGAACGTCATCAAGTCCGGTCGCTCGATGCTCTCCTTATTGAATTCTATCGTGTGCGTTCTTTCGTCGCGCTCGATTGGCAGCAGTAGCTTTGTTTGCGTTTCTTCTTCCCAGGTGGACATCGGGTCCGCCAGGTCGCGCAGGAATGTTCTGTTCTCGACTTCAAGCGATGCGAAGGATGTTCTTGTCGAATCGCCAAGCAAGTATGCCGGGATTCCAACTATCGAAGCAACCTGTTTGACTTCCCACTCGCGCGTTGCGAGCATCTCCGCATCCTGCGGATTGATTGAGAAGGGCTTTAGGCTTGCACCGTTTTCTAGCAGCGCCGGGACGTGTGCGTTCTCTACGCCTTGATGGCGCTTGCCCCACATCGCCCGGAAGCGTTCCACTGACTCCTTGTCCTTCAAGCCACCGGGCAGCTCTATGACTGTCATGGGTGAGGCACCGTTGCGAAAGAATACGCTTTGGAACTTCTGCGCCGCGAGGCCGATGCCGATAGACTCCCGCAGGATATCAATTGCACCGTACCCGTTGATGCCATCCCATGCGAGGCCGCGAATGTGCAAGATGTTCTCCGGCTTCTCAACTGTCATCTTCCCATCGTCAAGCAAACTGTAAGCCAGCACGCCGTTCTCGCGGAACGGCAAAACATTAGCCGGGTCAAGAGGCAGAAGCGAAACAGGCTGGCCGAATGAATCGCGCTCGATGTAAGCGAACCCACCGCCAGCAAGAATGGCATGGGCCTCTAGCGTCTGCCTGAACGCCTTGGCGCTCATATCCCGGTTGGGCCGGTCAACTAGCAAGCGGAACGCAGGGTGGTCCTCAGCCTTTGTCTTTGCCTTCCCGTCACGGCTGAGAACATAAAGCGGGAGCCGCCCTATCGTGCTGCTGCGAATGTTGACTGCCCGCCAAAGCGCAGGATAGCCTAGAGCTGTTTCGTGTGTAACGTCCACGCCCGACGAGGCGGGACGACCGAGAACCTCTGAGATGCCGCTGCTGTTCAGCGGTACGGAAGGGGTCTCTACGCTTCGCTTATTCAGGATCGCTTCTAAGAGCATTTCATTCTCTGCCTATTGCGCACGCGACGAACACAGCAACACCACCCGCGAGCATGTATGCTGCCGGTGGATATAACTGCCAGCAACCGAACAAGATGGCTGCGATTCCTGCGATGGCTAGCAAGTCAAGAAGCATCGTAAGCATACCACGCCCCTATCTGCCGCCGCTTGTGCTTGTCCATTTTCGGAGTTCCTGCGCCGGTCTTGTGCAGGTGTTCTATTCTTATGTCCTGTTTGCAGAACTTGCTTAATATTTCATTGATTCGCTCGCTGTTGGTGATGTCGATAGCTTCAACCTTTGGATGGAGCCACCACTTGAAACGGCCGATGGCGTTATAGTTTCTTTCGGCCCACGGAGCAATCTTGTCAGCATACCACTCATTGAAGGGCTCGACCTGCTTCTCAACGTATTCCTCAAAGCTGTGCTGCCAGCACCACGCATCGGCGGGATGTCTCCATGCCACCTGGTTCCCGTCTTTGTAATAACGCGCACGCCAGAACGCCCACTTGCTCCACTCGCAGGCAACGGGCTCACGGATTGTAGCAAATACTGTCACAAAAGAGTTGAGACTTCTGCCAGTAAACGCCTCAAAGTCCTCTGCCCGAATGTGGCCGATTGGCTTTCCTGGTTCATGCCACTTGCGAGCGAGACCGGGTTCCGTATATCCGGGCAGGTGTTTTCTAGCGGCGGCGGTGACTGAGAGACCGCCGCACTTCGGGATGTGCAAGAAGCAAAGGCTATCGTTGAAAAAGCAAGGCATAATTCAAAAGGTCGCTGCAATCTGTTCCAATACTGTAAGCTCCGGCCTGCGTACCATCTCCTGCGCTTCCCGAATCCACTGACATACGGCTGCAAGCCCCGGCTGTTCTAGGCTCGCGGCGTGGTCTGTGCCCGGCTGCGCCCGTGACATCGTGACGTGAACCTCAACTAGGCAGGCGTTGTATTTTATAGCGGCGACGACCGGAGCCTTTACACCTGCGCTGTGGTCGCTGTATCCAACCGGGCACCCGAACTCAGTGCGTAGAGTTTCAATCCTTGAAAGGTTGCAGCGCTCAATGGGCAGCGGGTATTCGCTAACACAGTGAAGCAAGACAACTCTCGTCTTTTTCGCGGCACGACTATAAGCCTTCTCAATCTGGAATAGGTTCTCTGCCTGGCCGGTCGAGATGATTAAAGGTTTGCCGGTTTCTGCAAGCGCGTCAATCAGCCGGTGGTTGTTCATGTCCTTGCTAGCGAGCTTGTAGAATCGGCACCAGTTATTCTTCTCGAGCCACTCTATGCGGCTGACAGCGCAGACCGTGGTGAACAGCTCGGCTGGGTTCTCGTTGTATTGGTGACGCGCTTTGAGATGCGCGAAGGATTCATCATCCAGGTCAAGGCGGGCTCGATGGTCGCCATAGGTCTTGCCGAAGCTATTGCGGCCGGTATACAGTTTGTTGCGATCCTCGCGGCTGAACTCTTGGAGCCGGTCGCGGGCTTGCAGCTTGAGATAGTTGGCACCGGCTTTCGCAGCCATCTCCATCAGCCGAAGCGCGTGGTACGTGTCGCCTTGGTGGTTCTGTCCTATCTCGGCGACTACTTGCGGCGTGGAGTTTGGTTCTAAGAACTGCATGGCTCCTCCATCCGAAAGGCAACCTTTGCAACATCGCTCGGCGTGTCCACAACCGTAGGGAACGGCGTACCCTCCATTTCGATAAACATGCCGAGAGTCTCGATGTAGCCGTTAGGCGTTACGTGTTCTATTGCCGAGGCCCATAGCCTGAGCGCATTTGCGGTGAACACTTCCGGCGCTGCGTAGCGTGTCATCACAGACGGGGTCTGCCCGAACTTATAACCAAGGTAGACACAAGTGTTCTGGTTTGCTGGACCTGCCTTGCGGAACATCTTGATGTCACGAACCGCGCGGTCAATCAGGTCTGGCATCACTAGCGGGCTGTCACCATTAACACGAACAACCAACGCCGGGTTGTACTTATCGACAACCGCCGCAATCCTACCAAGCACGTTGTTCTCAGAAATGCCCTTCGGGGCCATGTAATCCGCTTTGTGTTTTCTCAGCCAGACGGCTAGCGGCTTGTTGCCTTTGTTGTTGGGAATAGCCACCACTACCTTGTCAACGAATAGCGATTGACTGCATCTTTCAATAACGTGTTGAATCATCGGCTTGCCACGTATCTCAACTAGCGCCTTTCCAGGAAAGCGGTTGCTAGTCATCCGCGCAGGGATGACGCAAAGAGTTTCAATCGTTCCAGAGCGCTTCGAGATTTTCAAAGCTCGTCCCTTCTTCTTCTGGCGTGTCCTGTGTGCTTGCCAATTTGATCGCCATGATAGCAGCAACCATGCCATCAATCTTAGAACTAGACGCATTATGCTTCGGCCTCACTGGTCTAATGTTTCCGTTGAAGTCGGTGTGGACCTCAACATTGTTAGCCATCCAGTTCGCTACTTGGTTGTGACCATGCTGGAGCGTTTCAGCCGTGACGCAGCGCTCCAGCTCGCGGCATGGCTCCGACAATGTACCGGCTCCCTGGCGAACCTTGACCATTGACAAACCTTCTGCTTCAAGTGCCTGGCTTGTGGCTGTTGCGTTCCAAGGATCGTAACCAATAAAGCGAAGGTTGTAGCGCTCCGAATCTTCAAGGATGTCTTGAACGATTACGCCGTAGTCAATCGTCGGGCCTGGCGTAGCCTTAACAAACCCGCCGCGAACCCAGGCGCTATACGGCACCCGGTCTGTGTTCTCAATGTCTCGCATCCGTTCTTCGGGTATCCAGAACCGCCATTGTAGGCGGTAGGAGTCACCATGCTTGCAAGCCAAACAGAATGCAGCGATGTCGGTGGTTGCTGCCAAGTCTAGCCCGCCGAACACTGTCTCGCCGTCCGGGATGAACTCAAGCGGGTCGCAGTCCATCTCATAAGCCGTGTTCCACTTGTCCATCGGTAGCCAGCGTGTTGTCTGCTGCGTGTGCTGGTTCAGGAACAGGCGGCGAAAGTCATTCTCAAGTCGCGGGTTCTCTTTGGCTCGCTTTGCTTGTCGGCGCATTGACTCTAGACTCCTAAAGTCACCGAGCGCGGGATTCGCTTTGTGCCAGACCTTCTCGTCAAGCCAATCGTCCTCCTTTGCTGCTTCGTATATTACTGGCAAGTAGGTTGGATCGTCCACAATGCCATCGCGAACCTTGACCGCGTAATCGTACAGCTCCCACTCAAGAGACTCCGGGTTATAGACTCCTGCGGTCGTGGTTGTGAGAATGAGCTTTTCTAGCCGGGCCTCCGAGCCGGTAGTCAGCGCGGTGTATAGCTCGCGGCGCTTCCAGACGTGGACCTCGTCAGCTATCACAAAGCTCGGATTGTAGCCGTGCTTGGTTCCGTCCTCAGATGACAGAGAGACAAACACGCTGCCAGTTCGCTCGTTGATAACTCGCTTGCTTGCCGACACGATCTTGCAAGACTTGCGCAAGTGCGGGTTGTTAAGAATCATCCCTTTGAGCTTGCCGAATACAATGCCTGCCTGCTCTCGCTCTCCTGCGGCGCTGTATATCTCGCCTTGAGTGGTATCGCAGAACAGGAAGTACGCCGCAAGCGCTGCGCTTAGTTCTGTCTTAGCGTTCTTGCGCGGGAGCCAGATGCCGCAGTCCGTATATTGGCGGTGCCCATCTTTGGTCTTTGTGTCGAATATCTTCTCAATGATGGCCCGCTGCCAGGGACGCAGTTTGAACTTCTGGCCTGCGTAGTCACCGGAGAGCGTTAGGCACTCGATGAACTTGCAAACCTCCTTCGCCGAGTGACTCATGCCATCAGACGCAGGAGTGGGTTGTCCGGGTCAAGCGAACCCTCTTGTAGTATTATCCGTGAACGGCTTGAAGGCGTAAGCCCGAACTCGGCCGATATTTTAATGAGTTCTTCTTTGTATCGGTGCAGCTCGACGCTGAATGGATTACGATGGACCTCAGGCGTTCCGTCCTTGTTCTGAGTGACAAGCGCCTGCCCTGTCTGCTGAACCCGTTCAAGTGCAAATCGGTAATTGGCGTAGGTTTCGCAATACAATTCTATCGTAACTTGATAGCTAGCAGACCACAAGCCAGCCGAACGCAGTATGGCCTCAAGGCTTTCCCAGGCAGCAGCAGCTTGACCCTTTAGATGTGATGGTAGCGCGGGCTCGTCAGCCGATGTCGGGGGAACTTCGTCCTTGAACCGCTGCGGGTTCTTCAAGTGTCGCCCCTCTGCAATCTGTATTTCGCGAGCTTTGCGTTTGCGCCCTTTCATGGCAATAGTCCTTTTAGTGTTTCATAATCATCGGAGTCATGCTCTGCAATTTCACTCCACAGCGTTTCTGATTGCTTTAGGTATTTCGCCTCGGCTTCTAAGTTTGCCCACACGTTACTTTGCCGCGAGTGCCTTACGAGCGGGCCATTTAGGTCGAAACAATAACCTCGCCTATACGCTTCTTTCTGCCAGAGCCAGCCCATCCATATATCATCAAAGCGGTCTACGTTTATAAAATCACACCACGGTTGCCATTCATGGGGATTGAAAGCGATATTCATTCCGCACAATGAGAAGTATTTTCCGAATATAGCTTGTGGATAAAACTCCATCGGCTGCTTTTCGTGCGCCAGTTGTCGCACAGCACAATAGTCGCCTATATCAGTCCAGAACCCTATGCTACATGCCACGGGATAAACAATTGATCTCTCCCTGTAAGGCGTGCCCCTGGACAGCGGTGATGTAACAGCCTGATACATTTCCACTTCTTGATAATGTAAGTTAGCAAGATGCTCGTTAGCGTGCTCCTCTAAGGAGCGAGTAACAGCAGGGAAGCAATCATCGTCTAATATGACAACATGCTCATACCCTTGACGCATAGCTTCATTAACTCCTTTGTTTTTTGTTGCGCCACATCCTACGCGGCAAATATCTTTTTCGAGAAATAGCCAGTCCGGTTTAGTCCGATTACGATGGATCTTCCATTCCTTGCAGAATAGGTCTATTTGCTCTTGGTTCACCCACGGGACGATTACAGCAAATTCTTTACTCATGCCGGAACCCCACGCCATTTTGATCGTTCAGTAGTTGTTTCAGGCCGGGAGACTTAACATCGGAAACCGCTTGAAGTTCCAACCCATGATTATCGGGGCCAGCTTTTTCAAGCGATTCCCAATCAATGTCTTTCTTCCGGATTAGTTTTGTGTCAAATTTCGTCCAGTTGCTTTTGACCTTATGCTGCGGCCTGCCGAACCTACGCTTAGTTTCCACAATGCCGGGCCACTGTCTTTCGAGGTCGCGGGACATTTTCAAGCGGCCATCATCTGCATAAACTGACTGCTGCCCGCCCTTTACTTTTGATACCTTACCGCCGTAGTTAGTCGGCCCTGTTTTCATGTAAAATGCGTTGAACAAAACAGTGCAATAGCCCGCAGCCAATACTTGCAAAGTCATATCCGTATCTTCGTTGTAGCGATACCTCCACTTGTTCGGCAACGAGTTCAGCATACAGAACACCGTATAGCACCTCGAGTTTAGGTAAAACGGAGGCCATCTGTTTTGAGTTGATCCATTACAGGGTAGAAACCCCTCGCTGTTGAAAGAATATAGCCCGATGTTTTCATATCGGTCACAAAACTTATCGGCTGCTGTGATAGCAATTCCCGCATCGCAGCGAATCCGATAGCCTTTGTGTAATCGACCAAGATAACCAATATCATCGTCGAACTGCCAGTGCCTCTCTGCTCCGATTGAAACTGAATGTTCTTTACAGTGGTTCCTTGAATACACAAGCCCCTGGTCGTTTTCAGGTAATGCAATACACCTATGTTCGCCCAGAACACTTGCGTACGCATCAAACTCCTGAGGTTCAATCATTACGTGGTAATCTACCCCATCGGCTTCAAGCATTTTGGCCGTTATGCAATTACCGGATCGGCCTTTAGATGGAATGTAAATGGGGTACTTAGGCTTTTTCATTTTGCGGCCTCTTTGTACTTGACTGATTCTAAGTCATTGCGGTTTTTGTGTGGATACCACGCTTGCACAACATTGCCCCGCTTCGTAGGCTTTTTGATTATGTTCGATTCAATTAGTTTTTCTATTAGTGTTTCTCGTTCTTTTTCTGTTTCACAATGCAAGAGTACATCCTGGGTTTTGTTTCCAGGGTCATACTCAGGCATGCCGACCCACTCCGCTGCTGCATCGAAGTCCTCAATTTCGCTTGAAGGTCGCGTTACCATCAAGAGGTTCGTTAGGATCTGATCGTCATAGCCAGTGCCCAAAAGACCCAGGGCATCGTTATCCTTGATTTCTTTGAGTAGCTCTGCAAGTGCTCGATCATTCGTGTGGCACAGATTGGCAATTTCATTATCGCCAGTCAAGACTTTTAGCGCTTGCGGCGAATCAGGTTCTATATCAAGGCGCACCACTGATACGTCAGACATCCCTATTTGTTTTGCAGCTTGGATTACGCCATGCCCGGCCAGTATCGTATTGTCCTTAGCAATCACAACATTGCGGTAGAAACCGTGCTGCTCAATGCTAGAAACGATATGCTCTAATTGATCTTCTGGGTGTTCTAGGTAATTGCTAGGGTGTGGCTTTAGGTTTTCGATTGCAACGGTTTCTTGCTTAAGAATTCTTTCTGGCATTGTGGACTCCTGATAAGTATTCTGCGGCTATCAATTCAAGGCAACGCCCGTCTGAAATGTTATTGTCTTGTTCAGACTCACGCAACCTAATGCAAGCAAGATTGAAGATATACTTCTGTTCCACCGTTAGGATTATCGGCCTGGCCATATAGCTAGGCCGA